GACTTTCTATGTCTAACATCCGTAGTAAAGAAAGTAGAATCTCAAGTTCTGGTGGTTATGCGGGGGGTCTTTTAAAATATCTTAAAATTGTAAATGAATCCCTTAGATTTTTTAATCAACAAGGTCGTAGACCAGGTTCTGCGGCAATCTACCTTGAGCCTTGGCACAAAGATATCTTTGATCTCTTAGATATTAAAAAGAACACAGGGGCTGAAGAGTTGAGAGCTAGAGATCTATTTACATCACTTTGGATACCTGACAATTTCATGAGAGCAGTAAAAAACAACGGAGATTGGTATTTGTTTTGTCCTAATGATATTAAAAAGGCAGGATTGAAAGCATTACAAGAATGTTACGGTGAAGAGTATGAAGGTGTCTACAACACCGCAGTTTCATTAGGTCTTGGTAAAAAAGTTAAGGCTCAGGACATTTGGACTAAAATTATTGAATCACAAGTAGAAACAGGAGTTCCTTATTTATGTTCTAAAGATAATGCGAATAGAAAAACTAATCATCAGAATATTGGTGTAATTAAACAGTCAAATCTTTGTAATGAGATTTACCAATACACTGATGAGGAAACTACCGCTATTTGTACATTGTCTTCTATGGTTCTTAAAAACTTCATCAAGTCAGGTAAATTTGATTTTGAGTTGTTGTTTACGGAAGTTAGAAAAGTTGTTAGGTCACTAAATAAAGTTGTTGATATTAATAACTATTCAACTGAAAAAGGTAGAAAAGGTGGTTTAGAACAAAGAGCGATTGCAATTGGTACACAAGGTTTAGCAGATGTATTTTATTTAATGGATTATATTTTTACATCCGAAGAGGCGAAAAAATTAAACAGAGATATATTCGAAACTATCTATTACGCGGCTATCTACGAAAGTAATCAGTTGTGTATGAATGGTAAATATGAACCATATGCTTTCTTTAAAGGATCACCAATGTCAAAAGGACAATTTCAATTTGATATGTGGGGTATTGATGAAACTCAACTTTCAGGAATGTGGGATTGGACTAAATTAAAAAATAGTGTTTCTGAGTATGGTGTTTGTAATTCATTATTTACGGCACAAATGCCGGTGGCATCTTCGGCAAAAATTACAGGATCTTACGAAATGACAGAACCCGCACACTCCGCAATTTTCAACAGACGAGTTGTTGGTGGTGAAATCATGATTGTAAACAAATACCTAATTAATGACTTTGAAAAGATTGGAATTTGGTCCGAAGACTTGAAAAATGAAATTATCTTCAACGAAGGGTCAATTCAAAATATTAACTTCAATAATTATTTGGATCCTGAAGATAAAAATTACAATAAGAAAGTTAAGAGAATTGAACACTTGATTCCTAAGTATAAAACTATTTGGGAGATTTCACAAAAACAACTTATTGATATGGCTGCAGATAGAGCACCATTTATTGACCAATCACAGTCAATGAATATCTATATGTCAAATCCAACCTTGTCTAAGATTACTTCATCACATTTTCACTCTTGGGAAAGTGGTTTGAAAACTCTTTGTTACTATGTTAGAACCAAAGCAATTTCAACAGGAGCTAAACATTTGGCGATGGATATTTCCAAAAGAGAAAAACCAAAAACAACACCTGAACCACCAAAAGTTGATTATTCACATTTGAATTTACCACCAAGACCTGAAAATTCTGACTTTGAATGTTTTGGATGTTCATCTTAAAAATAAGAATCACTGAGAAATCAGTGATTTTTTTTTACTTAAAAAAACTGTAAGTTATATTTATATGTGATATGGCAAATGGTATAACTTATGGTATTTCTTTTCCCTTCGTAGATTCTTTTACGGGGAGATACTTAGATGTTACAAATAGTACTGAAGGGGAAATAAGGGCAAACCTTGTTCATCTTCTTTTAACTCGTAAAGGTAGTAGATATTTTTTACCCGACTTTGGGACACGACTTTACGAATATATTTTTGAACCATTAGACGGACCAACATTTTCTGATATTGAAAGTGAAATAAGAGATACAGTTCGTAACTACATGCCTAATCTACAAATCACAAATGTAACAGTGGAAGACGCTTCTATGGGTTTAGAAGATAAAGGATATACTGTAAATCAATATGGTGAAAGAGAATTTAAAGTAACAAACATTGCCACTTTAGAACACACCGCAAGAATTAAAATTGATTATAGAATAACTGACTCAGCATTTGAATCTCAAGATTTTATAATTCTAAATATTTAATACTATATGGCAGAAAAGAAAATTTCCTATACGGTAAGGGACTTTCAAGGAGTTAGGTCTGAACTAATAAATTTTACAAGAACTTACTACCCTGATTTAGTTCAAAACTTTAACGATGCTGGTATTTTCTCAGTAATGTTAGACCTTAATGCTGCCGTAACTGATAACTTAAATTATCAGATTGACAGAAGTATACAAGAAACCGTACTTCAGTTTGCACAACAAAAAAATTCTATATATAACATAGCAAGGACTTATGGTCTAAAAGTACCTGGCCAAAGACCATCAGTTGCTTTAGTTGATTTTTCTATAACAGTACCTGCTTTTGGTGATAGAGAAGACTTAAGATATTGTGGTATTTTAAGAAGAGGTTCACAAGTAAATGGTGCGGGACAACCTTTTGAAACTGTTTATGATATTGACTTTGCGTCACCAATTAATGCTGAAGGATCACCTAACAGACTTAAAGTACCTAATTTTGACGCTAGCGGTAAACTAATCAACTACACAATCGTAAAGAGAGAGGTTGTTGTTAATGGTATTACAAAAGTATTCAAAAGAGTAATTACTCCAAACGATAGTAAACCATATCTTGAATTGTTTTTACCTGAAAAGAATGTTTTAGGTATCACAAGTGTTTTATTGAAATCAGGTACACAATACTCAACAATACCAAATCCGCAAGAATTTTTAACTTTAGGTCCTGAAAGATGGTTTGAAGTTGACGCATTAGTTGAAGATAGAGTTTTTGTTGAAGACCCTACTAAAGTTTCAGATCAACCAGGTATCAAGGTTGGTGTTTACATAACTACATCTAATAAATTCATATCAGAGTATACACCACAAGGTTACTGTAAAATGACATTTGGTGGTGGTAATATTTCTGCTGATGAACAACTTAAAGAGTTTGCTAGAGACGGAAAAGGATTCGATTTAAGTCGTTACACTAACAATTATGCAATGGGTGCGGCTCTTAGTCCTAATACAACATTGTTTGTTCAGTACAGAATTGGTGGTGGTTTATCAAGTAATGTTGGTATTAATACAATAAATCAAATTGGTACTGTTTCATTTGCCGTAAACGGACCATCAGAAAGTGTTAATAGAAGTGTTATCAACACACTACAATGTAATAATGTTACTGCCGCTATCGGAGGGGCGAATCCACCCACGACAGAGGATGTAAGAAATATGGTAGCATTTAACTTTGCGGCACAAAAAAGAGCCGTTACTGTTAATGACTATAACTCAATATTGAGAACAATGCCGGCACAATATGGAGCACCAGGTAAAGTTGCAATTACTGAAGAAAACAACAAAATAAGAATTAAAATGTTGTCTTATGATGCTAATGGAACTTTGACAAATGTCGTGTCAAACACTTTAAAACAAAATGTTGCAAATTACTTATCTAACTATAGAATGATAAATGACTACATATCAATAGAAGCGGCAGAAACCATAGACTTAGCAGTTACTGTTGATGTTGTTTTAGATAATAGTCAAAATCAGGGAGCTATAATTGCAAAAACGATTGAAATTGTTACAGACTTCTTCAACCCATTGGTTAGAAACTTGGGTCAAAATGTTAACATATCAGAACTTAGAAGATTGATACAATCCGAAAATGGAATCGTGTCAGTATCAGATATCTTGTTTTACAATCAAGTGGGAGGTCAATATTCATCTAGCCAAACATCTATGACATATGCCGATCCTGTTACAAGACAAATCCAACCTGTTGCCGATACTTTATTTGCAACACCTACTCAGATCTATCAAGTTAGATACCCAAACAAGGACATCAACATTAGAGTGTTGAACTTAAAATCCGTTAATTTCTCTTAGTGATTTATTTTTTTTGGATAGAACCTATTTTTCTATGAAAATAGGAAATAAACTATTTATCAAAAAAAGAAAATTTAATGCCTAAATCATACAGAATAAGGACAGAAGTCGGTGTCGACAAATACATTAATGTAAATCTAGAACAAGATTGGGAACAGTTAGAAATACTATCTCTTAAGATTCTTGCAAATAATGTTTACCCAAGATTTTGTGCCGATTATGGTGTAGTGACTGGTCGTGTGTTTGTTAATGGGGGTTACGGTTTACCGAACGCTAAAGTATCAATCTTTGTACCCCAAACAACAACTGACGAAGTAGATCCTGTGATCTCAGAAATTTATCCGTTCAAAACTATTAATGATACAACAGAAGAGGGGTACAGATATAACTTACTCCCAAAACTTCCTTCTTATGATGGACATGTATCAACAGGATCATTTCCAAATAAAGGAGATGTTCTAATGAATGAATCGTATATTGAAGTATATGATACATATTACAGATATACCGTAACAACAAACGATAGTGGTGACTTCATGATTTTTGGGGTACCAACAGGTGAACAAACTATTGTAATGGATGTGGATTTATCTGATATTGGATGTTTTTCTCTTTCACCACAAGATTTGATTCAACAGGGGTTAGCGACAGAAACACAAGTTGATGGTGCGAGATTCAAATCGTCAACAAATCTTAGGGAATTACCACAGATTAAAAATTTAATTTATACAGTTAATGTTAGACCATTTTGGGGAAGTGAAGAATTGTGTCAAGTTGGTATTACAAGGGTTGACTTCGATTTAACAAAACAGGCTAATATTAACATACAACCAAGTGCAATTTTCATGGGATCAATTGTATCAACAACAGATGATGATGCTTTGAAAGTAAGTTGTAAACCGAAAAACAATACTGGAAATCTTTGTGAATTGGTTGCGGGTCAAGGGGAAATACAAGGTATACGACAAACAATTTATTCAGATACAAATGGTAATCCAATCTTAGAAAGATGGAATATTGAACAAGCCGGTAAAGTAATAGATGGTGATGGTGTTTATTTAGTTAATGTACCCATGAATTTGGATTACATTACAACAAATGAATTTGGTCAGCAAGTTATTTCGGCAGATCCATCAGTAGGAGTACCAACGAAAGGAAAATACAGATTCAAATTCAGATGGCAAACTTCACAAGGATTACAAGGTAGTTTTCTGAGGGCAGACTTTTTAGTTCCAAACATCAAAGAATATGGATGGACTAATTCTAGTAACGACCCTTTTGACCCAACTCAAACTTCTACATTCAATTATCCTCAAATTCCTGTTGGATCAACATCAGGACAGACATTAACTATAAATCCGGGAGGGTACATCAATCCTATCTTTTTTAATGTTGCAAGTTATACAATCTACATAAACGGTCAACAATATTATGGGTCACCTGAATCAATTCAAATCAATGCGGGAGACACTTTCCAAATTGTTGCAAGTCCTTTGGATGATCAACAAGCTCAAAATATAGATTTTACATATGTCCCACAAGATTTGTTCGATGTGTATAGATCATACGCTTTCAGTACAGATTGGGATGATTATGCAAACGCACAAGACGCTATCGATTGTAAGGACACTTTCTATGAGTTCAAATACAATAAAGTATATACAACCGCAATGTTCTTAGATAGATATAAGAATGGTATAGGAAGAGCAAGACATTTAGGTATAAAAGAAATTGACAATAGAAGTTGTAAGTCAACTGTGAATACATTTCCAGTTAATGATGTCATAAGAAATTTTGATTTTATTTTCTTTGTTTTTAACATCCTTATAAACATACTTACATTCCCAATCTTAACATTATTATTCGTAGCCCACTTTATTTCGTTTATGTGGCCACTTCTTAAGTATGTTCTCATAGCTTTAGGAATTTATTTTACATATGAAGCGACCGTTGCATTAATCGAATCAATCCAAACAGCTGCAGGTGCAATCAATGTAGCGTCAGGAATCATAAGTGCATCTTTGGCGGGTCCTGTGGTAAATGTTGGAAACATTTTAGAGGCCGTAAGGATGATTTTATGGGGAATCGGTCAAGTCGCGATTGCTACATTTAAGTTAGGTTTAGCAGTTGCATTCACTGCGGTTGCCACTGTTGCGGCAATACGAATAAAAGGGTTCCCAAGAATTGGACTTCCAATGATTTCATATCCTGACTGTACAAGTTGTGATTGTGATTGTAAAAGTGCTGAAATGGATGATGATTTTGATGAAAGTTCTATAAATCAACAAATAAATGAAGCCGGTACCGCTTCACAAGGTGGTGAGGAAGTTTTATCGATACCTAAGACTGCAGTTGCTCCTGTAAACTATTCAGGATCATATAATGTCGAACACCCAAATCTAACGGTCAATGAAGATAATGAAGGACCATATCACCCTTGTGATAGTTTGGGTACTTTAATGGGACAACAGAACGGTTTAGATTCATCTGTTGCAGTTAGAGCGGCATTAGACTTCAGAAGATTATTTTCGGGATATGATGTTTTAACATCGACATCACCAAACAAATATATACCAAACCCACAATACTTGTTAAAAGCCCCTCAACCTTTCTTATTTGTGGGAGAAAGAAGAGCACCACTTTTCTTAGATGCGACAACAGATTTGAGAGGATTTGCTTGGCCAAAAAGTGTTACCTTAAGTCAAAAATTGAATGAATTTAATACTCGAGATAAATATTTCAGAAGTTCACCATCAGCATCAAACGGAACTGGGGTAAACAGAATTAAAACAACTGTAAATCCAACTTTAGGGTCAACCGCATATGAAGATCAAGTTGTTGTGATTCTAATGAACAAAGGTACAACATCAAGTTTAGGTGTTGGAAATTTAATTACCTTCCAAGATCCAAATTATGTAAACCCTAGTTTTGCAACACCTGTGAATAGATTAACAAACCTGACAGGTGCAACAACCAACCAATTCCAAAATAATGCGATAACAGGTTACACAATTACAGGGAACACAATTCCGGTACAAGTCCCTTATGCTAGTCCAAACTCACCAACATCTTACGCTTCACCCGCAGCAAATATAATAGTTGTTTCACCTCAAGTTTCACAACAACCTGTAATTGGTAACCCAAATGCCGAACAATCATACCTCCAATACCCTACTGATATGGAATATTTCCAATTAGTTACTGGGGTTACTTTCAATGAATTTATTACATATTCAAATACAGGTAATACAGGGTTTTTTCCTTCTACATACTTATTACATGATGTCACAATTGGTGTAAATTTCTGCGGTGTTTCAGATCTGATATATAACAACATCATTACAACGATGACGGATTTTCAAAACTTTGAAATCTGTATCTTTGTAAGAGGAGTCGATCCACATACCGCAAAACAACCAACAATTCAATATGATTTATCAAGATTGTTTGGTAAGTCATATGGACAAGGTCCAATAATTAGTGGAAGTTATTACCTCAACAGACCAATACAACCAACAACAGGTACAGGATACAAACCACTTACACACAATACACTTACAAATGTGTTGAATAATTTGTATTTCCCATCATTCACATTCACAATTGATACAACGCCAGGAAATTATAGTGGATTTACTTCAGATTATCCTTACTACTATGCAAGTACTGACGATTCTATCTCCAGTACTTATAATCCATATCCGGGACAATGGCAAGTAAACAACTCGGCAAGTAACCAAATTTTAACTAACCCTTCTAGCCAATCACTTCCTTTGAATCAGTCGGCTTACATGGTTGGAGGAACATACATTAGATGGGTTAATAGTAATTTAAATAATAGTTATCAGATGTTGTTACAAACTGGAAATAACAACAGTTCACCATCTTGTAATCAGGATTGTCAAAATACAGAATACTTCAACACAGGGTCGACTTTTTATACAGGAATTAATTCTGCGGGTAATTTGACCGCACTTTATTCACCGGCTTATTATCGATATTCACTTAACGGGGTTAACTTCTCAAACTCAACAAATATTGTAATGAGAAGTGATCGATTACCAACTTCTACAACAGTACAAAATGGCGCTTCAGGAACTAACACAGGATTCGCATTACATCAAAATGATAACTTTGCAATATTCTCACCATCAGGACCAGTTTCGTACCCTTTCATTTTAGCTGGAGGTGACCTTTACACAGGAGAAAGTCAAGACGATGACCCAACTACTCAGGCTCTGACTGAGACATTAAGTTGTGAAGGTATGGTTCCATTGGAATGTTATTCAGGTTCGGGTAACAATGTTGGAATTTTACCCGCAGGACAGTGCTCAATACCACAAGATAGAATGATAAATGGATGTTATTGTTTATTGAACAAAACTTATTTATTTGAATATGGCGCGGATGCTAGATTATTTTTGGAATGGAAAGTAAGGTTCACCATGAACTTTGCTGCTTGTCGAGGAGTATTTGGTCAAGTTTTCCAAAACAATTGGATCAATGGAGTTTTATATATGTTCAATTTTAACAAAAAAACAACATTTGATGCATTTGCAAATCCTGTTTACGATTATTGTGAAGATGTGATTATGTTCAACGACATAACGAATGTTTTCTTTTATAGATCATCTCCTTGGGATCAAAATACCGAAAGGTTTATTGGTAAAGATTCACCTCAAATAAATCCTAATGCCGTTGGTGTAACTTTTCCAGGTTTCGGATATAATGTGAAACAGATACAATTCCCAACAACGATTACTGATTTAGGTCCAAGAGATTATTTTATCAATCAAATCTGTTGTTCATCTGGTGAAGATGGATTTGGATCGTATTATGCTAATCAACTTAAAACTACATCATATCAAGATAACTCAGATATTATTCAGTTAGGGTTTCTATCAAGAATATTGAATGAAGGTGTTAGACAGAGAATTATACCAATATCAAACGGTGGGGATAGTTCCGAAGGAAAAGGAATAATCCAATTCTTTAATAGTACAAGGGGTGGTTATCGTATAGATGGTGATTGGGCACAGATGTTATCTATTAATTCTGAATGGAAAGTTTTACCGTTTATCACAGAAAACTTACCACAACCTAACCCTAATGATTATATATATTTTGGTGACAACAACAACGGAACAAACCAATACTCTGGGGACGAAGTTAGACCTATTTTAGGGTTATTCTTCCAAGTTACCGATGACGAAACATATTATAGAAAGATTATGTCACCAGGGATTGAAACATACAACTTCAACCCACTCATAGAAGAAGACTTTGGTTACCCAAAATCTCAAGATGTACCTCATTACAGATGGCAAGTTAAACTTCCAACAGTATATGCAGGAACCCCAAACATATTTGGTTCTGAAGATAACAACTGGTTCACCACGACATACCCAATTTCAACACCTAATAATAACTCACAGGGATTCTTTTTCAAAAAGTATCAAGATTTAGATTTCGTAACTGGTGGTGAAAAATATAGAACAACAACAACTCAAAACGGTTTCATAAGTAATTATGTAAATGGTGTACCACAGTATTCATCCTCAAATGTTATACAAGGATCACCAAGTACATCATACTCGGATTCTGTTATAGTTGGCGCACCGTATCACTACTACTTTGGACTTAATAATGGTAAGACTGCGATCGACAGATTCTTTAAACTATATGTTGTAAACGAATTGTAATATGAATGTAGATCCATCAACAAGAATAATTGAATCGGCTCAAAGGTATAAATCAGCACCTCTGAGTGATCAGTTTATTAATGTACCATTACAACAATCAATGAAAGAATTGGTTGAATTTGATCGTACAGTTGATTTAAGTTTAATTGCGGTTTTTGATCAAGAAAGACAACAGTCAACCGTATTTAGACCAGTAACTAAATTTACTATTCTATTTGAAAACGCTTTAAGTGGATCGACCACTTATGTTCCATTTAGAGATAACCTTTATTATACAAACGCACTTCAAAACGCGATTTCATACTATCCATCAGGAAACTATCCATCAGTGCCACCTCAACCAACTGATCAAACTATTCCGTGGGATGGATTACCACAATATCCTGAATTTGATTTCATAAGGACTGATAATAATGTTGTGGGATATACAGTGGGACCGAATAGACATTTGGATTTCAAATCAGTAAGCGCTACTACATACAATTGGTCACATTATCTAAGTTATGCTTATGCTAATGATCCTAACAAAAAACTATATGCTATTGAACCTCAGACACAAATATCATGGAATTGGGTTGCATCTGACGGGATACCTTTTTATATTGTAAGGGGAAGCGATTTGATAACATCACAAATTTTGTTCAAATGTCCTGTTAGACATAATTTAGCAATTGGTCAGTTTGTACAGTTATCATTTAGTTATAACAATAATTCATTATTTCAGGTCAGTTCTTTAGGTGATGGGGGATCAGGGTCAGAGGAGTATATATTCGGTATTCAAAATGTGGGGTATATCGGAAATACTTTTGTAACTCTTACACAAGGAACTTTCAAAAGAGTGTTAGACAAAACTAATTTAGCTGACACCATAAGTTCTTATTATGTTAGAAGACATAAAATCATAACAAATTCAGATTGTGCGGCACTTAACAATGCTGGATATGAAAAAAATGTATATAATGATAAAACTAAATGCGAGATCAAACCTCTAACACCAAATCAAGTCAAAAGAACATCGGTTAAAGAAGGTTCTAGATCTTATACATTGTCATTCAACTGTGATGTTAATTTAAATGGTTTATTGGATAATCAGAATAGACCTGTAAGTAAATTATATTTTACAACAGTATGGAGAGGTTATTTTGGTTGGACACAAAAACTAAAACAAGGTTGGGAATTTAATACATATTTGGATGTCGGAAAACCACAAGTATGGTGGGATCAAAACAATTTAGATTCAAATACAACTATCAATCAGTCACAATATACTTCATTAATAAATCAGGGACCATTTCTATATAATGACTTATTGAGTTCTGGTGATACTATGGATGGTGACTTTTGTGAATGGAACAATTTTGAGCAAATTGAAAGAACACTTTCAGTATATCAACACAAAATAACTTACAATAATACTTGGTTCAGTTTGAATTTTTCTTCATTACCAACAAGTAATCTATTCGGGTATTTTTATCAACCACATAACCCAATACAAATAAGAGAATTTTCAGAATACATCGAAGAATCGACTGATGAAAATATTGTGGATCTTCCTGAGTACGCATACTATTCTACATTAAACTCATCGTTTAGATGGAGAGATTTATATCCTTATGGATTCATAAGTGGTGATGGTGTTGGTGTCGATTACCCTTTTTTAAATAATGCTCACTATCCATTCATTGACACAATTTTTAGAATAACACCTGAAAACTATAATGTACCAAGTGATTATGGTACACCAACAAATCCTGATGAACTTTCAGTTTACCAAGGAGGTAAGGTACCTGTAGACATTTCTGTTATTGCTGATCCCACAAGAGATGGTTGTGATGTTACAGACATAGTTATCGATGTTGCATTCGCTGGAAATAATCCTAACCCAAATAGTCAATAGATGAATTTTACAAGATTAAAAATAGTTAAAGATGACATTGATAAGTTTGTTAATATACCAATTAACATGCAATGGGATTTTATGGGTAGAGACGATAGTATTGAATACTATGAAGTGGAAGCAATAAAAGAAGTAATTGGTTCACCACAAGATTTTGAAATATTAAGATTTTCACATAATGTGTTTCCAAACCAAGACACTGCAATAAATTATGAATTTAATTTTTATGACTACTCACAACCAATTACGGCAAATACAGTTGGTAATTGGTCTGTTAATTATTTGAATAATGGATTTTCAGTTACGGATGTATATTACTTTTCAAAATCTTTTACTAAATCCTTCTTCAAATTAGATTTTTATGATACGGATGACGATGCCACACAACAACTTTATATTTCAATAATTTTACCTGTGCAACAAGGTTTAACCCAAAGTGCTCAATTATCACCAACATTACCTCCTATACAAATCAAAAAACCTCAAATGATTTTAGATTCGATTGGTAATGATAAGGAGGGATATTATATCTATTGGTTAAGAAGTAGAAATGTTATTGATATTAATACTTTTTATATGTCAGCAAAGTTTTTTGATGCGATAAATGGAGAATTTAAACAAATGACTAATACTCAACAAACTTTATTAACTCCTGACAAATTTAACTTTGACAATTCACAATACTACTATTATAAAGTAGACTTAGATTATAATACAAAAACTTACGAAGTGTTTTCTACGGCAACCAATTTAAGAGTTGGTGATGCCACTACACCGATAAAATGGTATGAATATGTTAATCCATAATGGAACTACAAGAATATAAATTTATTATATCTCCCGAGAACATAAAAAGTGATCTTGTTTTTGTAACATATACTGGTGATACAGATATTACAACTATAATCGATCCTTGTTGTTTAACAGCAACAACATACAGTGCTACAACAACAGGAACCACAGGTGTGTATCTTCCTATGTCTTATTTATTGAGTGGAAATACAGGTGGAACCTCATTTTTAACAGGATTATCTGTAAATATTATGTTAACAGAATCTGCGGTTGACTTAGGTTATTACACTCCATTTGATGGTTTAGTAATACAGTTAGATGTTTTGAATAACTTTATTGTAACGGCAGATACGATAAACCCATACACATTTAAATTTTACAACACCTCGGATTTAGAATTTATAAAATTTTTACAATTAGTGACTTACACATTAGATTGGGGAGACGGAACTCCTGAACAATTAGTTTTAGGTATAACACCAATAAGTCACACCTACCCAACTGCAAGTACAAATTATGTAATAACATTAAAAGCGTCTTCACCATGGGGAATATCAACAGTTCAGAAAACTATAACAACACCATTTACTAATGTAACAATTAATAATCCGTTGGGTAATCTTGTATTTTATCCTGCAGGAGGATCTTGGT